AGCATTACCACCTACAACCATGTTGTCGATAGCGCGTGCGTGGGCGCGTACCATGCCTTCGCGAAGCATGGGGAGAAGAGCGATAAGAGTCTTCTCATCAGTATCATTATCTACATAAGTAGTAGAAGTCAGACGATTTGCTTCGAGCACGAGCTGACGTGCTTGGAAGCCAGTATCAGCACTGCCACCACCAAATACACTATTCAGGTTAGCAGGAGAGTTGGTCTCGTCTGCTTCTGAACCAGAGTTAAACGTAGCTGCTACAGAGTCAGGCATGATAGGCAGAACAGTGCTCTTAGTTACAACCGGAATTTCACGGAAGAACTGAGCAACTTTGAGCTCTGCTTGAAGCTCTTTCTCAAACTGCGTATCAATGGCAGCATCCATTGCGATGCTAACACTGGTAGCGCCTACGCTAACATTGTACTTTTGAAGTACTTCTTGGCAGTACTCGGTATCCCAGCCTTTACGCTGAACCTGACCAAGAATTTTGGCTTCAAGAAGATCAGCACCAGCATCCTCAAGACCAAGAGCGCTTTGACGATCAGCAAATTGCTTCTTGCTAGCATTCATGGCTGCAAGCTCATCTGCCTTCTCATCAAGTTCGGCCTTGAACTTGTTGATAACTTCTTGCGCTTCTGCGTCCTTTTCTTCGAATTCTTTACGAAGATCGGCTACAAGCTTCTCAGTGCCTGACTCAAGACCAGTACGAATACTGGACTCGACTTTCTCAGCCACTTCAGCTTCCTGGGCAGCTTTTTGAGCTGCAGCATCTTCTGCAGCTTTTTCTTCGGCTTCTACAGCCGCTTTTTCTTCGGCCTGACGCATTTGAATCTTAGCAGCAGTTTCCTCCGCTACTTTCTTAGCAAAAGCGTCAAGGTCGATTTCGGGAGTTTTTGTTTCTTCCGACATATCTATCTCCATTGAAGAGGAATCTTCCTCGCTTTTAAAAGTTTTCTTGAAGTCTTCGTAAGCCTCTTTAGACTCGAATGACTTCGCTAGAGAAAAAGTAGCTGCTTGATTGCAAGGTACCGATACTACTGATACTTCAAACAACTCAGCGTCCTTAATCTGTAATCCGTCGGTTTCTTTTAGATAGTCAGCATCCTTGACCTTGAAACCGACAGAAAACGCTCCAAGGACACCGTCTTTGATTAAATCTGCACACTCGGCGTGTTTACTAATTTTCGCCTCCATGTGCAAGCCATCCGCTGTCGGAGTAACTTTTGTTGCTCTTCCAATCGGCCTATTGTAATCATGATTAAACAAAATAATGGGATTCTTTTCAAAGTTCCCGAGACCACCTTTTGTCCATGCTTCTGACATAATAGTGTCGCCCGCACGATCAAAATCTTTAGTACTTGCCATTCCACGAACTGTGATAGAGCCATCTTCCTGCTCTTCACTTTTGAATGTCGAAGTAAGATTAAAAGTCTTATTCATCATCTTTCTTTACCTTCGCTTTCGGCTTAGGCTGAGGCGCAGCCTGAGGCTTTGGTGCAAGATCAGACTCAATAGTTCTATCGACTTGCGTGACCATTTTCAATGCAACTTCATAGCCTCGAAACATTTTTCTAACCACTATTGCTCTTGCGGGCTGATCTGTAGCTGCGTTATATTCTTCTTCAGTAAGAATCTTACCTTTTAACCGAAAGTAGCTAGCTAAAGCTCTAGCCATTGCTACCTTCTTTCGTTTATTATATACTGGCATATTAGTCTCCTTCGGACTCTGGGGGGCGCCCTCCCTCATCAGGATTGGCTGCGCTACCTGCGATATTTGCGGGTACTCTTATTTCGTCTTGGCCATCTAAGGTTTCATAGCCTAAACTATCTCTTGCCTCATTAATTGTTATGATTCCTCCATTCACTAGTGCAGTGTAATATGCGGCAGAATCTCTAAGTTCTGGCTGCAAGGCAGGAATATCTGTAACATCCTCTGTAATTTTAAATCCAAAATATCTTCCAAGACCGAAATTTAATTTTCTTACAATTGGAAGTATAGTTTCTAAATAATATAGCCTCATATTCGGACGAATATTTGCATTATTACCAGAGTCCAACATTATTGGAGGAACTCCCAAAGCTTTTAAAATTACTTTTTCGTTTTCTAAAATTGCATTTTGGAAATCTAACTCTTTGAAGTTAGTGGTAGAATAAGAATCAATTTCTAATCCTCCATCTAAAATAAGAGGACGTCTGCCTCCGGAGTCTGGACGATATCTTAGTGTCCAAGACTGAATCATCCGTTCTTTAATTTTTTCAGATAAAGTATTTGGAGATTTTAGCACTAGTCCAGGAACTGCTCCATTCCTAAAAAAGTTGTCTTGAAATTGGCGCATATCTTTAACCAAATTCATAGTTCGTAGTGCTGGCTTTAATCTAGAAACTCCTCTATAGATTGAGTAAAAAGAGTTCTCTTTAATATGTATAATTTCGTCTACTTTATAATCTATATCTTGTAGAGTATATTTTTCAACAAAAGTTTCTGCGTCAGCTTTTATTTGTACTTTATCTGCTGGCAAATGGTATAAATGAGCACCGTCATAGTAAATAAAAATATTACCATCTAAAAGGTAGTCTGTAATTAGATTTCTTTTAAATGAATTTATATCTTGAAAAGGGTTAGGAGTTCGATTAAGTAATTCTTCTACCTTGCCTCTTTTTACTCCTGTTTTTACTCCTTTGTAAGCCCCTTCTGAGCTTACAACTAAAGGTATCTCTGCTGCATCATCAACAATCATGTTGACGCCGCGATTAACTACTTCTAGTTCTTCATATAGCCTTTCGTAAAAAAGAGTATATTCTCTAGAGTGCTCAGATGTTCCTGCATCTAAATACTGTGCAGGGTTGAGTTTTTCCTCAACGTCATCATTTTTCCAAAAGTTATACCATGCCATGCTTTTCTCTTTGAATATCTACCCAGCGCATCTGTTTAGTCGCTGTACCAAGTCCTGGATTTCGTCCGTAAATTTTATGCAACTCTCTATGGTGTGCATGACATATAGTAACTGTGTGATCGTAAAGTTCTGCCCAATTATCCTCTATAAACTCATCTCTCCAAATAGTAATATACTCATCTGTATAGTGCGCCGGCCTTTGTTTGACTTTACTCTTTAACCACAAACGTAAAAGAGGAGCGAGAGAATAAAAGTGGTGGAAGTCTAATTCTTTTTCTGTTCCACAAATGTAACATTCATTGTCTTTTTTGTATTTTGATTTTGCTCGGTCCCTTATGTACTTTACAGGGTCTCTTTTGAGCTTTTTCATTCTTGCCATTTTAACCTCTGGGAGATAAATTGTCAAATATTATTTTTGCGAGGGGTTATTAAAAGCCACTCTGCGTTGTCTCAAAAGAGTACAAAGCATACCGTAACGCATCCGCCATGTGTGATGCTCTATTGTGCTTCGGCTTTTCTTTTGCCAAATTTGGATTTGGATCCCATTGGTATTGATCTAAGCATGACAAGGCTTCATCGCATCGTTGGTCGACAAACAATTTGTCATTGTCTACAATCGCTGCTACATGGGCAATGCCATCCAGTACAGACTTCTTAGCGTTACTTGTTGAAATATCGTACTGCAAAGCGAAGTCATATCGAGTTTGCTGGGCTGCGGAATCAATAAAAATGAAATCGATATCCCATTTCTGTATCATATCCTGTATTTGTAACGCGTGCTGCTCCGTTGTTTTTTCAGCATCAAGATATTCATCAAGAATATAGTACAGCTCTTCTTCCCAATCATATGCAATTACACAAAAAGCAGTAGGATCTCGATAACCTACATCAAGTCCTGCAAATACGTCCATGTTAGTGGTATCTAATACCTCGTTGTTTGCAATACATTTTTCATGGTTGAAGTTCCAAATTTGTCCTTCATAAGTATTAAAGTCTGCTTCATACTCTTGCTTAAATTCTGCGTCTGACATACTTTTACGAGCTTCAGCAATATCCATTTCACTCATACGAGGATTATCTCGATATGTTGCGCGTATTGAACACCACTCAGGGAACTCATCATTGAACCCTCTATCAAAAAACTCGGCAAACCAGTTGTTCCTGCCCCTTGGGGTTGAAATAAAAATTGCTTTTGAATTATCTTTATCCAATGTCGGTCGAAGTGCTACATTAAACGCATCACGTCCGTCTGCCAACGCCGCTTCGTCAAATATAATTAAATCGTAGCTACGACCTACACAGGAATCAACTTGGTTTACTGAGCCCATTCTTACTGTTGAACCATTGCTCAACTCAATAACTTTATCTTTTGCATTATCCTTTACGACTTCCAAATCAAAATGCTTAATGAGACTTCTTTGCAGATCAAAAGAAATCTGAGACAGCGAGTAATTGGGAGACATTATAAGAATGTTTGAATTCGGAACTAGGGAGACTAGTTGGCCGATTATGTTTGCGATGTATGTCTTGCCTTGTCTACGACTCACTGCGGCACATACAAATCTATACTTAGGATTATTAATCGCATTTATTATTGCTACCTGAGAAGGTAGCGGGGTGATGCCGAGTAGTTCCAAGTATGGATCTACTGGAAGTTTGAGGAAGCGTGTCTCAGATTGTAAATCATGCAGGACTTCACCAGTGATATCAATCCTGCTTATTTGTATTGTCATGTTTACTGCTCTACTTTTGTTGCATCTCGATAGTAGATAATTATTTCTTTTTGCTGACGTATATATCTACGAAGTTCTTGCAGATTGAACGCCATATTTTCATAGTCTTGAGGAGTTAATCCAAAGATTACAAAGGTTCCATCCTGCATTTTACTAATACGAGCGATCTGCTCTTCTAAATTTTTTTCGGTTACTACAAAAAATTCTACATCCTGCAAATCTATTTTTCTAGGGAGTTGAGGCTGATAGATATCCAGAGTTTTATACTCTGTTATAGTTTTTATGACCGGCTCGGGGGTTGGTAGAGGGTCATTTTTCAAAAAAGAACACCCAGATAAAAATAGTATAGTTAAAAAACTAGTTAATATCCGCATTTTGCACCTCTTCACTGTCTTTTTCTATCTGTTCAAAAACTTTTTTTGTGCCGTTGTTAATACGCGGTTCCACCATCCCGGGTTTTGCTCGGGCGAGTCTAGTGAGATCATGCCTTTTGAAGATAGACAAGTAGTCATCCATCTCTGCTTGCATTTCATTATTTGCTTCAGTAAGTTTTCCAACGGCTTCTAATTGTACTCTTAAATTATTTTCTGCTTGTTCTCTTGAAGCGGTTTCTGTTTCCAAGGCTGTTTCTAGCTTTGTTGTATTTTGTTTTAAAGTTACATTATTTGCTTCAAGCTGTGCGATTGTTGCTTCTGCCTTACTCACAGTTGTAGTATGGTATGCATATGCACCTCCAGCTACAACTAACATAAGTGGCATAGCTTTTATTAGTCCTAACATTAGTATATCTTCCTTAAATCATAGCCCACAGGATTTACAACTTTTATTTCATGTTTTACACCGAGCAAATCTACAAAAATTATATGAGTAGTAGAAATCTTTTTCAACTCCTTTGCTCTATAAGTTTTAGGGGCTCCAGTTTCTATTCGTGAACCGTCCTCTAAAAATTTTACCTCTCCGGGAAAGAAGACTGTTAATTCCCATTCTTCCCGTATAAGTGTACGCCACCAATGTTTAATTTTTGCCCAAAGGCCAACAGTTACTAACTCTTCTTCTTGCTTTTGTTCAATATTAGTCATTTTTCCTATGCCTATTCCAAGCAACAAATCCAAATAATTGTAAAGACCAGAAAGCTAAGTAATTTAATACTTTAAACCCGTTTTGCTCTATACAAATATCTCGAAAAATTATATCCATTTCTTTTTGAGTTTTCTTTTTAACAATACTATTTTCTGTTTTCACCAGCTCAGCGTACTTGTACCCATAATCGTGAACAAGACCACCCATAAGCAAGACTCCAACGGGCGAAAGCCACATTGCAAGAAACTTAGGTACTGATGCACCATCGAACTCAAAACCTTTTTCAATAACATACTCTTCTCCATTTAGGAAGAAGTAGAAATCTTCTACGATTTCCCATCGTCGGGTTCCAGTCAGCCACAGCCAAATTGAACCCCAGAATTTTTTAGTTGCAGTATCAATTAGTATAGGTCTCATAATCGGCATTTCTGTATACTTAAAGTTTACACGAGGCTCTCCTTGCCCATCAAAAATACTAATCACAAAACCTATAAGAATAATGGCAGCCACAACTACTGGCTGCCAGAACGTTACCATCAGATCAAGAATCACTTTTTACTCCAAGCAGTAGCTCCGAAGAACGCTGCGACGAGACCAGCTACAGCCACAAAATAGGTCGGGGCCATGTCTCCAAGGACATCAGCGGCATGCTCATATCCAGCAATTTGAGCACCAACAACAGCGAAAGGATACACCAGCATGCCAAGCAAAGCAAACCAAGCCATGTTTCTTTGGGCGTCTCGCATTGCATCGGCGTCTTCGTATTCTTTTCTTTTGAACTCAAGGTCTAGCTCCATCTCTCGCTGTGAGATGTGGCCATCTCCATTTAGGTCCATTTTATCTGCGACTGATTTGTCGACTGTTACTACTTCTTCATCTGCCATGGTATATCTCTATGGAGAACAAACGCCCCCATCTTCGGATGCGTCAAATTGCATATCGCCGCATCCATACTTTCCATCATTATCAGTGTCACATGCACGTTGCCACAAGATCATATCAAACGTAAGTCCCTCGCTCCATGGTATATAAACTTTACACCATTCGTGAGACCCAGGCTCCATAGGATCTTGGGGTTGCGCTACGTAATCTCTAGATGTCCAAGGTTCCTGAGCATTAAAGAATGTATCCTTATTGGTCAGAATCCTCCTTTTAAAGAGAGTACTAGTTTGATTACTAATATAGATTTCTTGCCCGTCCGTGAGCGTGTATGTTGATCCATCGTCATAGTTAATGACTGTTTCTGCCGCTACAGTTGTTGAGACAATAGCTAGCAGAGCTAGCAAATATTTCATGGTACCTCCTACCATTTTACTCTATTAGCCCAGTAAGCCGCACTCATCTTGCCACGAGCAATATTCCTGCGGTGGCGGGCCTTGAATGAAGCACGCTTCTTTTTCATACGTGCACTTTCTCCCGCTTTTGGCTTTCCGGCCGTTTTTGCTCCTTGTTGCCCAAAGCGGATAGTCTTGACTTTAGCCCCTACTTTTGCTACCACAATATGGGACTTTTTTGGATGACTAGGAGTACGCTTGGGTTTGTTGTACCCTGATACTCCCGCCCTTTTTAATCTAGGGTCTCTCTTTTTACCTTTTCTTTTTCTTACGGCCACGTTTCTTCTTCCCTAATGCTACTCTTCTTTTAATAAGAGATCTTGGGACAGTTTTGCCCTCTTTGTAAAGTTTCGAGATTCTTTTTATAAGACTTGCAAGTTCTGATCGTCGAGATCCTTTTGTGCCGCTAAGATACTTTTTAGGAATGCGAGTCTTTCTGTCTTTTGCTGGCCCTCTCTTTTTTCGCTTTCTCATACAATATAGTCTAGATAACGGACATTAGTACTTACACTTACTTTTCCGTTCCTGTCATATGTAACAACATTATATATGGTATCTGTAACTTTATACTTAGTTTCGGACATTTTAGTTACAGACTGAGTAAGATATTCTTTTTGAGTTGTGCGAGGTACTGAAGAAGGGGCAGCTACTGAGTCTCCTTCCATCCTACCTTCTCTTACGACGAGATGTCGTCTTACGCTTCTTTTTGGTTCCACGCTTAATATCATTGTCTTGAGAATGTCCTCCTCTCATAAATGAGTTTACTCTGCCCATTGCCCAAGCTGCCATACCTACTCCAGCTCTAGATCCCGAGCTTAAAAAGGCTCCTTGCCCTCTTCGATATACTCTTGTAAGCTGACCTAAAGTATACCGACTCTTTTTTGCTTTGCGGGTAAGAGTGGCTTTTGTTGCTGCACTTAAGGGTCTTGCTTTTCTTTTGGGCTTAGCTTTAGTACTTTTTCTTCGCTTTTTTACGGCCACGTTTTTTTCTCTTCAGTGCTCTAGTGTAGGCTTTATGAGTACTGCCTGGCATATGAATTTTATTTTTTCCTCTGCCATGTGAATGACTACCTCGAAGTCCAAGAGAGCGAGCCTTTTTACGGGCTCGCGATTTGGATTTGTAACTTGGAGGGTTAGCCACGAGAACGCTTCTTTTTGCCGTTCTTTTTCTTTTTCTTTTTGCCCATTCCCTTTTTCTTTTGCTTTTTTAGAATAGCAGCTCTAAGAGCTGGAGGGCGTTTCTTTT